TGTTGCACTCATAGTAACTTTTAAAGCATCTGATGTTTCTAAAACCAAAGGTACTGTTAATAATTCTATTCCTGTATTAGCCACAAGTGTTTGTGTTTTTAATATTGTATATTCTGCACTAGCGGAGTTATCTGATACATCTAAAGATATTGTAGGAGTATTAGAAGTATTATTAGTTACTCTAATGGATCTAATAATAATAGTTTCATCAGAAGCTGCTGTAAGTAAAGCAGTTTCACTACCTGTTGCTAATGCAACTCCTGTAAATTTATAACTATTAGCCATATTGTTAAATTAAAAAATTGATTGAAAGTTTTATTTATCACTCTCTATAATTTTAGATTATCTATTTTGTCAATTTGTCTATTTATGCTTTTGGATTTGCGTCTTTAATAGTTTGACGTTCAATTACCATAGCATCCCATTCGGTGCTATTTCCAGCTTCTTTTTTAAAGATAGCATCAATAACATTTCCTAATTTTGGATATGCTTTTTTTCTTACTTCATCATAAGTTTTTTCAATAACTACTGGTGATGTAAAAACACCATCATTATAAATAAAACCTATTTTAATATTATCTTCACAATCAACCCAAGTCATTGAGTTGTGTACTGCAAATTCAGTTTCTTTAACGTCAACTACTTTATTATTAAATATTAAAGCTCTCATATTATGCGTACTCCTCTACGTAACAAAATCCTGTTCCACCAGCTCCACTAGGAGTTCCTGTACCATTGCCAGAACCACCGCCACCGCCAGAACCATGAGTTCCAGCAACAGCATTTGCAGCACCAAACGAGCCACCTCTACCACCACCACCCCAATATGTTTCTCCGCCTGCGCCACCACAATGTTGTGCACCAGCAGTTGCCGAATCATCTCCAGTTCCACCGCCACCACCATTAAGATTTATATTACCACCAGAACCAACTCCACTAGTTCCGCCAACTACCTCTCCAGCATTTCCATGTCTTCCAGCTCCACCACCAGTAGCAGAACATAAAGAACCGAAAGATGATGTTGCACCAGCATTTCCATTAGTTTCAGTAGAAACAGTTGCGCCACCAGCACCACAAGTTACAGTTTCAGAAGAAAGAGAAGTTGCATCTAATAGTTCAATAGCTGTACCACCAGCACCGCCACCAGAACCATGATCTCCAGTTGATCCACCACCACCGCCAGAACCGCCACCGCCAGTTATAAAAACTCTAATTTTTTTAATACCAGCTGGTTTTGTCCAAGTTCCAGAAGATGTAAATTCTTGTGTTGATGTAAATCCACCACCACCAGACGCTTTAACCAATCCAGAAGATCGACCTACGTTATCTGTTGTTATTCCACTCATAATTTTTTGTCTCCTATTATAATGTTTGATCTAAATAGCTAACTACAACATCAACGTCTGCTGCACTTGCTGTTATGAAACCCAACATATCTGTACCTTCTAAAACTATTCTACCTGTATGTTCGAAAGTTTCATTAGCTCCTAACGCTTGTGTCTTGTAAATATAATGATCTGTTCCGCCATCATCATTATCTACATACAAGTCAAAAGTTTCTGCCACACCTGCTGTTTCACAAATTGTAATTGATAAAATAGTATAAGTATGTCCACTTGCACCATCGATCAATTTAACTTCTGAATTTGAGCAAGTAGGTTTTAATGCTACTTTTAATACTTCACTTGCCATGTTTTTTTACTCCTATTGTTAAAATTAATATCATATTTAAAATCCCATTACTAATGATTTGCCAGTAGATGACAAAGATGGATTCATTGAACTTTGTATATCTACTATTCCTGTTCCGTTTGGTGCTAAAGTAATTGCACCATTAGCAGCATCTGTAATTGTTACTGTTCCTGAAGCTGTACCATTATTGGTACTTAAAATCAAATCAGAAGTACCGCCAGTTGTAACTGTTAGTGTTCCAGCACCACTTGAACGTAGAGTTGCCGCTGCTGCCGCATCTCCTACTGTTACTGTATCTGCTACTAAAACAACATCCCCAGTTCCTTTAGGAGTAATATTTATATCAACATTAGTTTCAGTACCAGTAGATGAAAGAGTAGGTCCAGCACCAGCTGCCGCATTAGCTATTGTAAATTCATTAACAGCACTTCCAGTTTCAGAAAATTTTAATAATTCTAATGTACCATCTCCTACTGCTTGACCATTAACATCTAACATTCCACCTAGTTGAGGTGTAGTATCTGATACAATATCAGATAATGCTCCTACAGATAAAGTTCCACTTGCATCAGGTAAAGTATAAGTTCGTGTTGTTGATGATGAAATAGTTGAACATTGAAATTGAGCTTTTTTACTTGTATCTGCATTATCTTGTAAGGTAAAATTATCATCGTCAATTGTAGTTAAAGTACCTGCTGTTATACCTGTTATTTGAGTTTGAATGTTGGATGATGCTCCATTTAAATAACCAAACTCAGTATTAGAAATTGTTCCATCGTGTATTTTTGTTGCATCAATTGCTGCAGAACCATTAACATCTGCGTTAAGAATAACTCCACCACCAATAGCAGCAACACCTGTAGTTCCAATTGATATGTCCCCAGATACGACAGCTGGATTATAATTAGATCCATCTCCTACAAGGACTGCACCTGAAGTATTAGTTGCCATTGTTAAGTCATCACCAGAAATTGTTAGATCTCCAGCAATTGTAGCATTAGCTCCACTAAATGTTAAAGCAGTTGTTGTGCCTGATTTAATTATTAAATTTCCTGAAGTATTAGTAGCACTACCAAAAGTAGTTCCATTATCTTTAAAGAATACATCACCACCATCAGCATCAAGAATAATATCGCCTGATACATCTAATGTGTAATCTCCAGTTATTGCTGTAGTTTCAGGAAGTGAAGTATTAGATGCACTAATAGCTCCAATGTGTACTGAAGTTATTGCTTCATCTGATAATGATCCAGAATCCCAACCAATTGTAACTGTTGTATTTGTTGAAAAAGAAACAGCAGTAATAGATCCGTAAATTGTACCTGGTGTTGTAGCTACTAATTTAACTCTTCTTCCAACGTGATAAGCAGAAGTTACATCAACTCCTGCAATTGTAAAACTTGTAGAAGATGCATAAGCAGGCGTATAAGTTCCTGCACCATCTCCATATTCTATCCATTCAGCAGTATTATACCATTGTCTAATATCTGCCATAATGTCTCTAAAAGCATCATTGATATTAGATGGTAGCATACCTTCTGCAACAGATACTGAATTAGTTGCTGTTGTTGAGTTACTTCCTGCTGTTGTATCGTATTTTCCTATATATGTTCCTGCCATGATTCTCCTTAATTCATAAACCAACTAAAAGTTTTATCGCTTTCAGTATTATTTTTATTGACTAATGTATTAACTGCTTCTTCAATTTGTCTTTGAAAGTATTCTTGTGTTTCTAAAGAATATCTAACATTATCTATATTTATTTTTTCACTCATCTTTGTCCTGCTCTCGATGCAATAAGGTCTACACCTTGTGCATGATTAAATATTGTTCCTGAAGCTATTTTAACATTAGCTCTTATATATCTTCCAGATTTTCTGACTGGATTTATACCACTTGTAACCATAGAAGACGAGCTTGATTCAGTTTCATTATCAGCTAAACGTTCTCTTGTTTTAACTGTGACTGTAGCTGTTGCATCTACTATAGGTCTAACACCTGTTATGTTTGCTCTTAATCCTGGAAAAGGTTCTAATTCAGATGTTTCTATTTCACATTCATTTGAAGTGCCTGAAAAGATTGCAGCTTTGTAATCGCTATCAATTGCACCTAGTAACATTTGTCCACCAGACCAGAAATCTGTATCTAATGAAGCATTAATATTGTCTAAGTTTTCAGATATGATATCCATTAATTCAACTGTATAAGCTCCGATAAACTGAGAAAAAATTGTACTTGCATTACATTTAGCTAATGACCATTTTTTAGTAACATAATTATAAATAATAATTCTATCACAAATACCTGTTGTATTAGTTGTATTTGAAGCACTAGGATATAACCACATAGCCAATTGGTTAAAAGGATCTATTGCTGCACAGATTCTATCTGTATAGGCTTTGTTTAAATCTAAATCAAAAAATCTATTCACTTTTTCTACACCAATAGGTATGACATTATCACCTTGTATTTCATAGAAACCATCATCAGCATAAAAGAAAACTCTTCTATTATCTTGGCATACTGTTCTTCCAAA